GAATTAGCTTGTGCAGGTGATAATTGTGAAATAACATGAGAAAGTTAGCAATAATTGGAGGTCTTAGCTTAATGACAGCTGGGACTTCATATATGATGTGGCATCCACATGCACCACAGTTTGATTTAAATCCTAATACATTAGCTATAGCTACTGGAGGATTTTTTGTAGCTGTTGGAATTACTTATAAATTTTAAAATAAATGATATGTGCGGACTTTGTCTAGGCGGTATTTGTGAATACTGTAACAGTTAAAATATAAAAAGGGGAAGTCGTAATGACCTCCCCTTTTTTGGTTACAGGAACTTTGGGTATGGTGCCCAGTCTTTTATTGTTCCTTAGTTTCTAACTATTATTTTCTTTTTCTTTTTACTTCCACTAAAACCTGATTTTATTTTTACAGGTCTTCTTTTTGGTATTTCTACTTTATCTTCGTCTTCTAGCATATATTTTGGGAAACCCATTATCATCGCTACAGACTGCCAAGCTTCAGCATCATCAGCTGCAGCATTTTTTAAGTTTTCTACTTTTCTATACATCCTATCTAAAGGAAAATTTGTTGCTGCCGTTATAACTTTAGCTAAAGATTCATATGCAGGATTAGCTGGATTATAAGGACCCATTTCAAAAACTTCTTCTCTAGCTTTCTTACTGTCAAATGGATAAGCAGCAGATTGAATTCCCATTAATTTTCTTTTTATAGATGGAGAAAAATCTAATAACTTTTTGTAAGCCTCTGAATATTCTGGTCTATCTTTTTTTGATCTATCGTATATATCTATTCCTAAGTTTTTAATGACCTGAACACTTACACCAGCTAAACCTAAGCCTCTTAAACTAGAGTCTAACATGCCATTTGCTGTTTTAACTAATTTCTTTTCTTGTTTTTCAGTTAGCTCCTCTTCATCTCCAGCTAGTATTGAGAAAGTTGCTTGTTGCAAACCGTTGAATACCATGTTTTGTAAAAAACCATAATAAGCTATTCTTCCAACTCTTATTCTATTACTTTCAGCTAAAGTTTGACCTGGTATAGCTCTTTTATTAACTATATCTTGAACATCTCTTTTTTGAATACGAGCATACTGCATTGGAGTATTAACATATTGTAATACAACCCTACCTAAGTTCTCACTCTGTTGTTGAGATGTTTTACTTGGATCAGAAGATTGTTGATTTTTTTCAGATATATCCCTCCATTCTTTTAATGCTTGAGCTTCCGCTTCGGGTAAAGTATATTTTCTAGGATCTGTTGGTGAATCTACGATTCCGTTTTTCATTAAATCATTAATTCTATTTCTATACATTAAAGCACCACCCGCCGCTATAGCAAAACTATCAGCGTATTTAGTAGGTAAATAACCTTTTTCTAATATATAATTTAAAGCAGCTTTATACTTGTTTTTTTCACCTTTAACAGCAGCAGCTATTTCAGACTCCGCTATATTAAGTTTAAGACCATTACGTCTGTCTACTAAATAATCAGAACCTAACAGCATAGAAACATCACCCCAATATTGAGGTTGATTTGCAAACGCTTTTGCAGCTTTAACAGGGTTATTGTAAGTTTGATTAATATAGTTACCACCAGAAAGTAACTGAAGTGCACCTGATTTTATATTACCAAACATTGTTACTGCAGTAGATTGATTTAAATAATCTAATAAATTATTTACTAATCTATTGCCTCCTCCAGTTCTATTACTACCAGACTGCATTCTAGTTAAACTATTTTCTAATGCTTCTCTATATTTAGGGCCGTAAGCAGCTTCTAGTTTATTTAAATTGTCTGTTGAAAATATAGCATCTTTATTTGCAGTCCATTCTTCTAAGTACTTACTTCTTTTGTCTTTTTGTAAAAGCTGCATTAAATCGGTTGATATATTTCCAAACTGCCAATCTTTACCAGGAGTTGAATATCCATCGCCTTTTGTTATTTCTAGTATTTGATCTGCAAAAGCTTGAAGTTTTGGATTACCTTCTATAACGTTATTTAATTCTGTAAAATCAGATAAAGATAAACCAGGTATTACTTTACCTGTTTGATTAAATAAATAAGCTCTTACAGCTTGTTCATTTGTAAAACCACTTTCTGTTGTTAATTTTAAATCTTTTGGTACACCCAACTGCTTTTTTAAGGCTTTGAAATCTGCAAATAAATTAACTCTATCTTTTGCTAAGTTCTCTACACCTCTATTGTAAGGATCTAATAAGTTTTTTTGATAAAAAGCCATATGAGCTTCACCCTCTTTACCTTTACCTAGAGTAGTATATAATAATCCAGTAAAATCTTCAGCAGACGAAGGTATAAAAAATCTTTGTCTTTTTCTAGTTGCACCTACTAATTTAGCTTTAACAGGTGAATAAACTTTTTCACGTCCAATACCAGAAGATTCTTCTAAATTTTTATTAAACTCTTCAGATAAGTCCATAGAAGATCTTACTTGTTGAACAGTAGACTTAATATCTACAAGGTCTAAAACTTTCTTAACCTCAGCCACTACGTTTGTTGCGTCGTCGCCAAAAAATATATCGTTGTAGTTTTTCTCTCCAATTAACTTAACTAATAAATCAGCTTTAGCTTTACCGCTTGAATTACCTAAAGCATATATATTATTAAACTTAAACTCAACGCCTTGTTCTTTTAAGTATTCAAAAATAGCTCTTTGAGCTTTCCTATCTCTAGCTGTTATAATATAAGCATCTTCTTTGCCTCTTTTCTTTAAAACTCTTCTAGCCATCTCTAACAAAGGACCTGGCTTAGGATCAACAACAGCATCAAAATTATCAAACTTTATTTTAAAACCATCCTCTGCCATCTTCTCGCCTCTCTCAGCCCATTGCCCAGCATTTAGCTCTATTATTTTACCTTCTTTTACTAACCTAATAGTTTCTTTTGTTGGCGTACCATTTGTCTCAAAAGTTATTTCGATGTCTTTAAATTTAGGTGATGTTGCATATACTTTACTATCGGTTTTAGATAATGTATCGTCAAAGTCAAAGCCATAACCTTTCTTACCTTTAACTTCTACTCCGTATATTTCTTCTTCCATCTTGTATTCTTTAGGAAGATCTTTTTCTATATCTACAATATCTGTTGATTTAACTTTTTCAATTCCTAAACCGGTTTTCCAAGAAACTTTTCCTGCCTCATCTCTTCTTCTTGTAGCTTCAACACCTGGTGCATCTGTTCGTATTTCATTTTTTGATTCAACCTTTGATTCAATAAAAGTACTCCCTCCGCCCATTTTTTTAATAAGGTTGTTATTATTTACTTTAACCTCTTCAACTACCTCTCTATTTTCAACAACTCTTAGTAATTCGTAACCAGCAGCATTTAATTGTCCATTTTTTGCATAATTATTTAAAGCGGCTAAAACATTTTTCTTACCATTTTCTTTTATAAATGAATCAGCTACTGAAACAACTTTTCCAGGCTCAGGTTTTGAAGCTGTTAAGTCTAAAGTAAAAGGAGCTTGTTCTTTAGTTAGATAACCAGTAAATAAAGTGTCATACTTTTTATTTCCATAACCTGGAAATATACTAGCTCCAGCACCTTGATTTTCTTTCGCATCTTTTGTAGCAGCTTGTTTAACACTGGTTAAAGATTGAGATATTGAATTAACTATTTTATTTATAGCGTTTAGCAGTTTTGGATTTGTAACTAACTCTCCTGTTAAAGGATCTTTTACAAGAGGTAATTTTCCAGATTTAGATAATAAACTAATAAATTCATTATTATATATGAAAAGATCTTTATTATGTTCATTGTAAAACTTCTTACCACCTGGCACTACTGCTTCACCTACTGTTGATAAAAATTCTACTGGAGCAAGACCTTTTAATATACCAGTTCCTTGATTAGTTTGTATTTGAAGAAAAGATATTATATCTTCTAAAGTTTCTTTAGTAGGTGCTTCTCTATAAACTTCAGCTAATTTTTCATATGTATATTCTATAGCTTTTCTATTAGCAGCCATTGTTCTTTCGTAAGCATCTGGTGGAAACTTGCCATCAACTTTCATATTGGGATTACTTAAAAAGTCTCTTCCTTTACCAACTAAATATGCTTCGTATTCATTTTTCCCAGTTGTCTCCCAATTTGGAAATTTCTTCTTAGCAATATCTATTTCTTTTTCCCACTTACCAATTAAACCGTTTTTACCATATGATGGCTGGTAAACTTCTTTCATAAAATCTAAAGTTTCACCCTCACCCTTAGCATCTTTAAAAACTTCTTTAAACTCCTCTTTGCCAAAAGTAGATAATGTTTCACCATTGTTCTTTTTATATTCTTTAAGTCCAAAAGTTTTTAATGCTCCCTCTCCAAAAGTGTTTCTTACATATTTTGAAAAAGCATCATTTTCTAATAATTCAGGAAACTTTTTAAGAATTTTACTAAAACTTTTAATAGTTCTTGGGCCATTATTTGGACTAGTTATGTTACTCATAACCGGAATTTTTAAATCTTTTATACCAAATTCTTTTCCTATAATTGGAAGTTTTTTACTCCACCTAGAGATATAGTCTTTTTCCATTTCAACTATTTGCTTTGGAGTCATACCTTCCTCTTTAGCTCTACGCTGATTAACTACAATTTGTCGTGCATCATTTCTAGTTTGCCATATTGCATCGTCTATAACTCTTAATTGATCTTCAGTAGAATTGTAAATTAACTGAGTCATGAAATCGTTAGGTCTGTACTCTGCGATCATTAACTTCTTGTCTTCGACAGTTATTGTTTCGCCATTGTTTAATTTTTCAACTAACTTATTAAAAGCTTGCTCGCCACCTAAATCTACAGATGCCAAAGCTTCAGATTTACCAGATTTTAAATCTTCTATTTGATTAGCTGTTAAGTCTTTTATTTTTCTTATTTCAGCATTAGTTATAGCTTTTCCACTTTGATGTATTAAAGCTTTTATTCTTTGATCAATCTTACCATTTTCTTTTATTGTTTCAAAAACTGTACCATCTTCTTTTATTCCAAAATAATCTAAAAATTCACTTCTATTAAATGGTAGTTTTCCTTGACCTTTTAATCCAGCAGCAGTACTAACTCTATCTCCTATTTCATAAAAAGCATCTAGCAATACTGGTTGAACACCAGTAGAAGTTTCTTTTAAAGACTCTTTAGCTGTTTTAGTAGTTTTACCATCAGGCAATAACTCATAAAGCATCTCAGCATTTTCTAGTATATATTTTTGAGAATTCAATACTTCTGGGGTTGATAATCTAGTTGATGTCTTACCTTTGAAAGTTCCATCTTCATTATTAACTTTACCATCTTTAACACCAAAGTCTTTACTTACATTAGAAAGATCAGGAGTTTGTTTATAAGTATCTATAATTAAATTTGAATTTTGTATTCTATTATCTAAAAGCCTAACAGTTACCTCTGGCTCTTGCAATACTGTAGTAGCATCAAGTTTTCCTGTAGATGGATCAATAAATTCTTCCCTTATAGAACTAACACCTCCGCTAGTACTAAAAGTTTGGTCAACAAGATTTTCTAAGCCGCCTGATTCTCCGTCTCCTAAATCTGACTCACTAACTTCTCTATCAAATGATCCTACTTTCTTTAATGTATTTACAACCTGTTTTGTAAATCCCATATTTAAATAAGCACCAACATCGTTTTTGTTAGCGTCATATCTCTCAGCGTATTCGTAAAGTTTTAATTGTAATTCAAAGGCAGCTTCTTCTTTTATGTTTTTTGACAATTTAAACCCAGTAATTGTTTCGTATTTATTTAATATACTATATATTAAATTTTTGTTATTGTTAACTATTTGATCTCTTTGTTTTCTATTTGGTTTACCATCTGTATTTTTAAGTATTTCAGCTCTTAATTTCCTATTGTCTTCAACTATTTCTTTTGTAGTTTTCTTAACTACTGTACCTTCTAAATCTAAAGAAGTTCTAATTTCTTTTTCAATGTTAGCTAAATCAGCTTTTTTGTTAGCTTGTATAGTGCTAAATTCATCTATATTAACCTCGTTAAAACCTTTTTCACCTTTGTTTAAATTCTCAATTCCTTCAAATAAACTAGCAACATCTACTTTAGTTTCCCCTCCTTTACCTATTTCACTAAGTAATGTTACAATATCTTTAGATGTTTGAGGAATTGGACTTGTTGTCCCTTTTAATATATCTTTTATTTCACTTTTAACATCGCTTAATAGACTAGATGCTAAATCAGGATTGTTATAGTAAGCTTGTGGACTACTTAAATACTCACCCATAAAAGATATGTATTCTTCTGCTAATAATCTCTTACCTTTTGGTGTTTTTATATCTATTTTATATTTATCTATAATTCTTTGTTCTAAATCTTTACCGTTGAAATCACCAAATTTATAATCTTTAAATCTATCTCCTAATTCATTAGCTAAGTTTTCTAATGCAGCTGGATTTTTTTTAAAATATTCTTTAGAGGCTACATGAGCTAATTCATGTATTTCTTTTCCTGGAGTATACAAATCCATATCTATAGTTATAGTGTTTGTATTAGGATCAAACTCAGCAGTAGCTTCTTTATTAGTAAAATTATCTTTTCTAAACCTTGCGCCTCTACCAACAGCAATATTAACACCTTTAAAATCTGGATTAATATCTTGTATACCTTTAGTCCAAGGATCTACATACCTCTTAATAAGATTATTTTTAAATGACTCAACTTCTTTTTCGTATTTCTTTTTTACTTCAGGATCATTGCTTTCAAACCCATCCCTAGATGGAGGAAGTAATTCCACGTAAGCAAGTTCATAACTTATTACGTCTTGTAAGCTATTTATAGTAGATAATAAATTTTCTGCTTTCGTCTGCTCTTTAGAACTAAGTTCATCAAAATTTCTTAATTTAGGTTCTGGTTTTTTACCTACAGATATATCAGCTTTATCAATTTTTAAAGGTATTGGCCCTGCTCTAAGATTTTTTAACTTTAATTGAAGCTCATTTACTAGTTCTATTTTAGCTTTAGTAGATTTAAAATCATTAGGTTTTAAACTCATCATACCAAACCCAGTAAAAGTACCTGCGTTAACTATAATTCTTTGTTTAGCAACCGATATATCTCCATACATTTCTTTCATGTACTCTGCAAAACCATCTCCTTCCATAATTTGATTTGCAGCTGCATTTACAGCACCAGCAACTTCTGAAGATACTGCACCAAGCGGACCTGATACCACTACTTTTTCAAATGCTTTTTTTAGACTTCTATAATTTTTACCCCATTTTATAGACTCTCGACCAAGTCTACCAATTCCATAAAAAGAAGCTCCAGTTCCAAGCTCAGCATCTAAAATAACTTGCATTTGAACCTCTTCAACCATAGCTCCAATCACAAACTTTTTAATGCCTTTTAAACCATCATAATATTTCTTCCAACCAAAAGCGTTAAGTACCTGGCCTCCACCAATAAGTAAAGGCATCTCTGGTAAAAACCCACCAATTCCTTGAGCTATTTGATTGCTAGTAGACACTTTAACGGCTTCTTTTTGTTCTGGTGTTAATTCTATTGAAAAGCCTGATAAATCTTTAACCTCGTAAGCGGATTGTAATATAGCTTGGTCTATAGCGTTTATTCTATCTTGAGGCGACATACCCTTATCATAAACAATATTTTTAGCTTCTTTATCGTCGTAACCAAATTTTTCTAATGCAGAAACAAATGTGGAAGTTGCAAGTGTTTTAAGAAAACCATCTTTCTCTATTGCTGAAATATCCACATTGTTTGCATACAAGTTCCAATAAGCATTAGCAGAAGCTTCTACTTCATTAAATTCTTCATTGTATATTTTAATAGCTTCAACGTCTTTTTCGCTAGCCATGTCAAGCATTTCGTCAAAAAAGCCCTCAAATGAATCTTCATTAATACCTGCGTTTCTTAGGTCAAGCAAAGACAATTCTACCTCATTATTTTCATCAAGCTTAAAACCAGCTTCTTTTAAACGACGGCCAACTGTGCTTCCATTCCAAAAAACTCCTTGAGCTGGTATTTTTAATTTTATTTTAGAATCACTACCTTCTTTACGTAGTGTTTGTAAGTTTAAAATTTGTTTATTAAATATCTCTCCAATAGCTTCTCTTTGAGTTAACAAAGGATTTGATTGCTGCTGTGATTCTATTGAGTTCTGAATATTGCTTTGAATTCCTTCGGCAATATTAGCCATTTTTATTTGAGTAGCTTCAGAAAAACCTTTTTGATTAAAAAAGTTTTTAGTTAATTCTGCAGAATTATAAGTGTATGTTGCATCTCTACCAGTAGTTCCACCAAGCTTAACAGTTGTAGTTGCATTTTTATCTCTTTGAATTTGCAAAACTTTCCATTCGCCTTGCTTATTAATTAACTGTAAATCTAAAGCTTTTAATTCATTCTCTTTAGCTTCTTCATCGTATTCAATTGTTAACTCTTTCTTATCAACTTGCTTAATTTTTTCCTCTAATATATTTATATCTTTTGATATATCGCCTTGCTTAATACTTAGCTCTTGGTTTTTTAACTCTTGTGGTGTTAGTTTAGAATTAAAAGACTCTATTGTATTCTTTTTAAATTCTGGATCAATATCTATACCTGAAAGCTCAATTGATCTATTTTCATCATACTCTTGCTCTACGAATAATTTGTTTTGGTCTTTTAAATTTTTATATATATTTTCTAAAGATTTTGCACTTACTCTTAATCCGGTTTTATCTCTTAATTCATTACTTAATGTTTTTAATATTTGCTCGTGGTCATCTTCTGTTAAAGTAAACCTTTCTTTACCTGGAGTATTTTCATTACCAAAACCATATTTCCAAGGGTTTCTAAAAGCATCTTTTTGTAATATATCAAACTCTTCTATAATATTAATAGCTTGTTTTTCATTAGATCTTTTAAAGTTAATATTATTGTCTTCAAAAATTTCTATTGAATCTAAACCATCGTTTTTAGAAAGTCCTGTTGCATTGTATATTAATTGTGATGTTTCATTAGTTTCTGGATTATCATTTATAAATTCATTAAGAATATCATAAGCAGATTTACTATCTTCTTCAGTAGTTCTATAGTTAATATTTGTACCTTTTTCTCCAGCTAATTTTATTTCTTGGCTTTTACCTGTTTGAATGTTTTCTACAACAATTACATCTGAACCAACTACACTTTCTGTGAAAATGAAACCAGGATATAAAGATTTTAATTTAGGAGTTAACTCTTCTTCACTTTTAAATTTGAAATCTTCAAAATTAATTTTAAGTTCAACTTCTTCTATAGGTTTAACTTTATAAACATCTTTACTGTGTTGTTTTAAATATTCATCTAATGTTAAGCCATCTACATCTGCAGCTTCTTGTATTTCTTTTTCAGAAAACGGACTACCATTAAATCTATAAGGCTTTAGTGGGTCTCCCTCAATTTCAACCTTTTCAATTTCCTCTACTTTAGTATTGTTTTGATCTTCTGGTTTAACAGAAACTACTCCAACAACTTCTTGAGTTTCTATATTCTCTTCAACAACTTCTTGAGTTTCTATATTTTCTTCAAATACTTCTTCAGCCATATTATTTTATTCTTTTAAAATCAACATCTAATTTAGAGTAGTCAACTGTGTCATATCCATTATTATCAACTAAAACAGCTTCTTTAGGTATTTCGTCAGACATTACACCTTGGTATACACCTTCTTTGTTTATGTATTCAAATTCGTATATATTTAATCCAGATTCAGATTCATTAATTTTAACTATATTTTTCTTTAATCTTCTATCACTACCTGGATTTGCATTTGTAGGTAGAGCTGTTGCTCCTGTACCTGTTCCTCCTGTTCCTCCTGTTCCTCCTGTTGCTCCTGTACCTGTTGTTGTTGTTGTATTAGCGTTTAGTCCATCTTTATATATCTGCATAGCTCTATTAGCCTCTGTTCTTGTTCCAAAACCTCCTCTTGATACTAAAAACCTAACAAAAGCGTCTTGGCCTTCTAGATTTTGTTTTCTAACCCATTGACCTCCGCTACTAACATAGATGCTGGAATCAGGTATAGTACTAGCTACTAGATTTCCATTTTGATCAATAATTTCTGCTCCTCCTTTGGTTTTTAAATCTTTACCAGTAATATAAATACCACCATTGCCTACAATGTTTAAAATATCTACTTTTCCTTTAAAGTTATTTTCATTTAATTTAGATTCTTTTTCAAGAACCTGACTTAGACCAATATTTCTGTCTCCTGTAGGAGTAGCATTTATTGGCGCGCCAAATATTTCATTAACAATAGTTGATCCACTAGCTGGAAACTGTATACCATTTTGAAGCAAGCTATTTGCTCTTTGCTCTGTAACTTTACTAGCAGCACTATTAACTTCTTTTCTATTAGTAGATACATTGCTAGATTGAGGCAAGTATTTTTCAGACATTTTATTGTAAAGCTTATCGATAGCTACTTCTATTTGCGCTGGCGTTCCTTTCCATTGTATACTTTCGTCTATTTCTGTTTGTGTATATTGTCCAATAATAGCACCATTAACATCAAGCTTGTCGTCACCAGCTTTAGCTTCTATAGGACCTCCTAACATTTGCCAATTTGCTTGTCCGCTTATATTATTTGTTTGTCCTTTTCTTTTTTGACCTAAACCTATGTTATTTACAAAATTAATTACTTCTCTTTTAAGTTGTACTTGGCTCTCAACAATATCTGTAACTCTTCTAGTTATTCTAATATCTTTATCATTAGGAGTTTCTCCAGGTATATCTTGTGTAAATGTGTTTGTAATACCTTTAAAATTAACGTTTTGAAAAGAGTTTTTAATACCTTTTAAGTAAACTTCAAAATTATCTGAACTTGTAGTAGAAACAAAGGCACCTCCAGTTTTACTAGCAGAACTTTGTAACATGTCTTTTGTTATATATTGTTTATTACCATTTGGACTAGTAACAATAACTGCAGCTTGATTACCTATAACACCATAACTATATCTTCCTTTATTAGTACCTAAGGCCATATCTCTAGCTGTATTAGACAATAAAGTATAATTAGGATCATCTGGAAAAAGTAATATAGTATTGTTTCTACCTTGTTTTGGCTTAACAATAGTACCGTCAGGATTAAAAGCTCCATCAAACCCATCAGCAACTAAATTATCTCCAGTAACTTTAAGCAAGCCTAAAAGCTCTAAACCACCACTCATTGATGTTGCTATATTTTTTTGAGATTCATCGTACAACTTAACGTCATCTATATTTTGAGGTGCTGCTGGTATTAAGCTATATTGATCTTTAACGTAAGTAGTTAATTGATCTGAAAGATCTATACCAGCTTCGTCAGTAGAATCTAAATATACGTCATAATCAAGGTTGGCTGCTAATACTTTTTCTTTTATTTCGTCGTCAGTTAAGCCTTCTGGCAAAGTTTGAGAAAAATCAAAATATGTTTTTACAATATCATCTCCATAAACTGGATCACCATTACCTCTTATGTAGCTAGTATTAAGACTAGCTACATTACTAATATTCAGTTCATTAATTGTCTTTAAATCTTTATTTAAAGCTGTAGATTGTTTTATGCTCCACTTTATGTTTGCTTTATTCTGCAGTTCTTGAGCTTTTACCTGCTTTTCTAATAAAGCTTTTTCTTGTTTTTTCTCAGCTTGCATTGTGGCAGCAGCTTTATCAATGCCTGATTGAAGACCTTTATTAAAGGCTCCAAAACTAGTGTCTAGTACTAAGCTTGGTTTTGAATAAGTTCCCATATTTTTTTTTATTATTAACCTCCTAAAGCGCCAAATTGAACTAAATTACCACCCATACTACCAAGGGCTCCAAAAGCATCGCTATTGTATTGAGCTTGCTGGGCCAATGCGTTATCATATAGTCCAGCAGCTCTATCTAAATCAGAGTTAGTTCTAGTTTCTTGAGCTGTATACATGAATTGTTGTGCAGCCATATCTCCTTGTTGCATTCTAACTTTTTCAGCTAATATTTGTTGTTGAAGCTGCATACTACCTTGAGCTTTTAATTTTTCGTTTTGAACTTCTTGTTGCTCTATCGTTGCTGATATTTTATTTTTAGATCTCGCTGCTTCTCTAGCTAACGCAGTAGCACCACCAGCACCTAAGCCAGCTTGGGCAATAGTGTCTAAAGTATTAGCTAAAGCTAAATCAGTTTGCTCCATTTGTATTTGTGCGGCTTTAGTTGCTACACTTAAGTTAGCATAAGGATTAGTTAATGAGCCTGACATGTCTTCTAAAGAGTCTGCTAAGTCAGGTATTTCTTGCCTGCTATTAACTAAGTCTTGAATGTCTTGATCTAAATCACTAATAGTTCCATTCATAGAATTAGCCTTACCAGCTGCAACAGCTGCCATTACTCCTTGAAGAACTATACCACCTATCATTAACGCTTGTATAACAGCTGTGTTAGGCTCTATTATTGTTGTTTGTAATATATCTAATAACATATTTTATTTTTAAGATGATTGAACGTAAGTTGTTCCTACTGACCATATTTCTTTAGGTCCACCAACATTAGTTGATTGATCTACTTGAAATGTGGCCTCTAGTAAATAGCCTTTTAGCCCTGTTAATACATTACCACCAATGACCTCTTCAGGGTTTGGTTGTGATGTATTTACTAAATTAGCTGTATATAAATTTTCTTTTCTATCAAAACCTGCTCTCTGTGGGAATCCGTCATATCCGACATAAACACCTTCATTGTAACTTGATACTGAATCTCCAACGTCTACTCTAGTGGAACTTTCGTTGCTAAATTTTGTAGCATCGGAATTAACTGAAACTATTTCCCATCCATTATCGCCTTCATAATTTATAGTTTGAAATGTTTTTCTAATAGAAGGGTTTGAATTAATTAAAAACCTAACAAAAGCTCTTCTTGAGACATCGTAATATTCACTGTATGAACCTAAGTTGTGTTGATACAATGAATGTCCTTGCGTAGAAAAATATAAACCTTTTAAACTTGAAGAAAAACCAGGTTTATAACTGTAAAAAGAAACCCAACCATTTATACTTTCGTCCCAAGACACTGTATCAAAATTTCTTTGCGTTTCTAAAAAATAAGGAGTACTTTGAACTGAAACAGTGTAGTATCTATTGTAATTATCCCAACCTCCAGCTATTCTACTAGTATAATTATATCCAAAAAATCCATCATTAGTAGGTGTAACTGTTATATCTGTAAAAACTTCTAATATATCTACTCCACTAGATAAAGTAATTTTAGACACTTTAGAAACAGTTGCTCCTGTATTTATTTTTAATCCATTTGAGTTAACATTAAAAACTCTACTTCCAACAAAAGCTAAACAATTAGGATCTCTGTCAATATAAAAACTATTTACTGTACTATTTAACATACTAGAGTTTATATTAAATTCGATTTGCCCACTGTAAAATATACCGTCACCAGTCACCATCATGCTCTCACCTAAAGCGTAACCTGATCCTCCACCTATAATAGTAGCTGAAATACTTCCATCTGATAGATTACCACTGTTTGTATTAATAGTTACCTGTACAGTGAATCCAGTACCGTTTCCTGGAGGACCAGCTTGACCATTGTAAACAACAGGTAATGTAGCTGTTGTACCGAGTTGAATAAATGTATATGCAGAAGATTGACTTTGTATAACAGCATATGGACTTACAATTTGCGTACCTTGTAAAACTATACCTTCTACCAAAGAGGTTGGATTGAAAGTATATTTCTTCCAAGGAACTAAAGCTTCTCTGCTTTGTGAATCAAAAGAATTTAAAGTGTCTCTAAAATAATCTTTCATACCGTAGTTAGATATTTCAGTTAAACCATCTCTAGATAACCTCATGACAGATCCTCTTATTGGATCTACAAAATATTTTCTAAAACCATATTGAGCAAAAGACTCAGGGTTTTTACCAATTCCAAAAACACCTAAATAAGGAACTATTTGTCCTATTACAGGAATTTCAGGAGTTTCTTTAGATCCTTGATCTCCAGAATATATAGCATTTTTATTTATTAAAGCTTTTGTTACTTTGTTTTCTTGAAATATAGTTAAATTAGTGTCTTCTGCAAATAGTTTTTGAACACTTCCATCCATAGGGTCTAAGTCGACTTCTATAACTTTACCTACGCTAAATACATTTGTTCTATTAATTTCTGTTCTATTGTTATATATACCAGAGTATATCAATGAAGAGTCTCTAACATCTTGCACAGGATTTTTTTCATTTAAATAGGCTCTTACTCCTAAAGAAACAATTGTATTATTATAACCACCTCTTATTCTAGCTTCTTCTATGTACCAGTTATCATTATCTGTTAGTGCATACAACGGGAATTTAGGATATCCGAATGGATTCCATTCTAAGCTAGGCCATTTTGGATTATTTTCATTATTTACAGTTGCTGCACCCTGAACTTGCTTCATCCAAAAAGAGTTAAAATATTTTACTTCTAATATTGCTCCCATATTATTATCACTTATTTATAAAATTTATTACTATTCTCAGCATACAACATTAAGGATTTAAACCTTGTTGTATTAATGTAATTACACTTGGTTCTCCAACAAAATTACCACCATCTCTTGCTTGTATTTTTATTTTATACTCTATTTTACCTATAAAAGCGGCAAGTGGTAATGAACCTACTGGATATGGATTTAAATTACCAGCAGTAGTGTTACTCCCTAAAAAATTATTATTATTGCCAAGAAAGTTCAAAGCACCAGCAATAGCTGATTGTGCGCCGGTAGGATCTCCATCTGGATCATAAGTCAAATTGTTCGCTACAGTACCACTTAAAGGTCTAATAAATATTTTACATTTATTACCTTGAACAACGTCTGTTACAGCGCCACTAGGTAAAAAACCACTAGTTCCAGGAGAAATAAATCCTCCGTTACCACCAGGCATTATAAAGAGCCCTGATGCTGAAAATGCAATCTGGTCTTTGTCAGTTATTCCACCAAATTTTAGTCGATCAGATCTTTGCATATAGTCATCACCAATTCTTATTTGGTAATTTTGGGTTCTTGGTTCTTGTGTTGGATCTGGTCCTAGTATTACAGTAGGAAAATCTCCTTCTATATCACTGGTTGGTACAGATATAGGATTACCATTTTGGTCTGGTATTGTTACAAAAGTATTTGGTTGATTATTTAAATTGCGACCGTAAGTATTTGGTCCTATTACCCACTCCAGCAGTTCCCAAGTTATTTCTCTAGTAGCAAGACTTTCTTGTAATAAAGGATACTGTGATAAATAACTTCCTGGAGTAATATTTTGTGTTGGTCTTTTATCTGCACTTCCATTAAAAGCTATGAAGCTAGCATCAAATTTTACACCATAATCACTATCTCGAGATGATTGTGAAAATGGTCTTACCATTCCAAGAGGACCTACTAGTTGAGCATTAGTTGGAAAAGCCTGCAAAAGTGGCATGTTAGGCTGTGATGGAGTTCCATTTAAACTACTTGTGTAGTTAGTTCCTAAAAGTGGATTAGGTTGTGCATGTCTTGATGGACCATACACAGGTGCAGAGTTACCTAATTCAAGTTGAAATGATTTAAAAACACTTGCTCCCTGGCTAATTATCTTAGCAGTAACATTAAAAGTTGATGGATTAGGGCTAGTACCACGATAATACCCAGCATTACTAGCATTATTAGTGCTTATTGTAAAACTGCCGTTACTAGTGCTTGGTCCATCTATTTTAAATTCGTTAATTCTTGAAGTTTGATTGTCATCAAAAACACTTACAATTTCGCCTAAAGCAGCTTGATCGTTTATAGGGTCATTATTAAAATCTAAAGGAGTAAAAGGATCTGTAACTAAATATGAACCTAATTTAGTTTCATTAAATAAAACAGTGCTTGACAAAATAGGTGATATTCCAGCTAAGCTTATTCCACCTACACTTCCCTCTGTTATTAACTCATTTAAAGAAGTTATAGTACCTGAAGAACTAGTTTCATAAAAAATTTCTAATTGAGACTGAATTGGAGCAGTTTCAAAAACTGAAAGTATTGGTATAAAATTATTTTCTTCAGAAACACCAATAGACGCAGAGGTCTGTAAACTGCCTACCACAGGATTATTTTCGCCATTGTATATTACTCCAGCAGGACTTATTATAGCTGTATAAGTGCCACCAATTGGAAGAATAACTGATTTATTTAAAATTGCACTAGCTACTGGATTTGTATCTTCAAAATAAGTTCTTATATATATGCCATCAGAAGCACTATAAACTATTTTTCCATTATTGTCTTGTATAACAACTGCGGAGCCATTAGAAACATTTTCATTGAATGTTGTAAAACCTATTTGTTGATTTCCAGTAGGATATGCTCCAGAAATAGCTAAAGTGGTTCTAGATAAAACAAAACCTAGATCACTAAGCTCAGATAAAGTAACTACATTTTCAGTTTCAGTTCCGGGAAAGAATTGCCTTGATATTTTATTATTAAAAACGTTTTGAACTCTTAAACTTAAAGACTCGTCAGAAGTTCTAAATGATGTTTGTGTAGGCCCAACATCAGTTAAGTCTTTAGGTATTTTATTTATATTATCTCCATAAAGACTTAAAGTAGCAGTATCCGCGCTACTTGATTCTCCAGCTCTTAAAGTACCATTTACTATACCTGGAAGATATACATTGTAATAGTCTTGCTCTTGTTGCTTAACAACTACTCTATAACTATACCAACCAGTTAAGTTAGGAACAACTTCAGTTCTTAATATAAAACTAGCGGAATTAAAGTTGCTTGGTGGTGGAGATACATTGCTAGTAATATTAATAATATCACCGTCTTGGTATCCAAAACCAGGGTTATTTATTATTGGCGCATTAGGACCCATCACACCAGGAGTTATTTGAGAAGTCCAATAATCAACAGTTAAACCAACTCCTGAACCATTAGTAGTTGTTGCCGCTGCAACAACGGGACTTAAAGGATATCTACCGCTTACGATGTATGGACCACCTGGAGCAAAAGAATTTACAAAAGCTTGTGTTGGAGCCACGAAAAGACCTGGATAACCAAGTAACCCATTGTTTTCAGGAACTAATGAATTAAACTGTATTTTTAAACAATCCCCAGGCCAAGTAGTAGTTCCGTTTATTAATCCAGGGTTTATATTATAAAATGGGTGGAAAGTTGTTGAAGATCCGTATATAGTGTCTGTACCAAACCCGCTAACAGAGTCAGCATTTTGTGCTAAAACAACATCAGACTGTCTACCATACCTATCAGCTAGCACTATACCTACTTGGTAACTTCTGTTTTGTTTTAAAGTATGGTTTTGATACTCTTTTTCCAGTGTTGAAAAGAAAGGTGTTGTTGTTGGAAACTTAGCTCCACTAGCTAACTCATAATCTAATGTGGCATTACTAGTATGTCCATCTACATAATTACCATATATAATTCTATTTCCAGAAACCTCTTGAGCTAAAGCCCTTACTGGTACTTTGTCGCTTACCCTAATTGTTTCGTCTGGATCTAAAGCTTTTATAGGTATAGTTGATTTATATTCGTAATCTAAGAAAGGCTGTTTCAAATTAACTAATGTGGATACAGGTATGCTTTCTACTACTTTTAATACTTCTTCAGAATCATCTTTGTAAATTATTTCTATATCGGTTATGTGCATTAACTCCGCAGCATTATTCCAAGTGTTAGAAAAAGAAGTTCCTCCTAAAAATATAGGACAAGGAATTTGTAACGCGACACTATTTACAGAATTTTCAAAAATAGGATTTTCTGTAGACTCAAAAGCAGTTTGTGCGTCGGTAATATTTGCAAAAGTATTTATTGTATAAGAAGCTCCAGTTCCACCTGATAATGATAAGCTAGCAACACCTCCATTTGTATACCCATCACCTCCGTTTATTATTTCTGTATTTCCAGATGCATCAGTTATTCTAGCTTGTGCTGAATTGTTTCCACTAGAATCTGTTATATCGCTAGTATCACCCACCACGTAGCCACTACCTGAGCCTGTTTTTATTAAAGATTGAACTGACTCAGTTTCTTTTTCTTTAGCAAGAAAATAACCATTTTGTTTAGGTATGAAACAGGCTTGAGTAAAAGGTGATATTAAAGAATATTCATTATCGTCAAATTTAAATCTATAAGCAAATCTAACAAATTTATCTTTTAGATATTCACAATCTCCAGGCCATTGATCATCGTAATCTGGATTTAACCCAAATTTAATTTTACTGCCTACAGGAAGAACTACTGTACCATCTACAGAAGCAGCTGTCCAGTAAGGCCATGTGATTATAACGCCACCTTGTCCTTGACTATCAAGACCTGAAACATAAGCACCATCAGGAGTTACATCAAAACCAGCACTATCGGTAAAACTAACAGTAGAGCCAAGCCATTTTGGGCCATCGGTTAATAATGCTGATTCTTGTTGAAATGGAAGACCAGATGTTATTGTGTACTGTGAACCTATGGTAAATGTGAATGTCTCAGGTAAGTCTTTATCACATTTATTTTTCATTGAAGACTGGTTTTCTACAGTGAGTTCAATTTCAGCGCTGCCAGCTCTAGGATTTATTTTAACTCTTTCTCCAGTTACATATCCAAACCCTTGGCTAACAAATCTTAATTGTCTTATGTTACCAGTCCCAGTAATTTGAAGAATTTCAACAAACAATCCTTGACCAAACCCATTTTGAGATATAGTAGGCAATATATCACCTACTTTATATTGAGCATTTGATCCAGGAACTCCACCTCCGCTAGATATAATAGAGTAAGTTACTATAAAATCTTTTAATAAATTTATAGTATCACAAGGAGCGTATTTAGCTACGCATATTTGATCTTCATTCGTGTAGTAAGTAGGTGAAGTTGAGCTACTAGGATTTGCATTTTTATAATTAATTTTTCTAGGTTGGTTCCTGTTGTCTGTAAAAAATAATAAATCTTGAAGTAAATTTACACTAATAATAGGATGTGTTATAGAAAAATTTAAAAATTGCCCTTCTACCAACTTAGTATCGGTGTTAGAATCTATGTTTCTAACCCATATTTGGTTAATAACTGTAGGTGGAGGATAACTTGTTAAACCTGTATTAGAAGTGTCTATAAAATTAGTTATAAAAATAAATATATTTTTATCTTTTTCATCTGCATATATTCCTATAATTTTAGCATTGCAATCGTCTTTTAGTCCAAAGTCAGAAATAAGTGTATTACCTAGCGAATTTGATAGTGTACCTACGTCTGCACCTTCTGATTGACTAACTTGAATATTTAAAGCTTCCCTATATTCACCGTTAGGTAAAAGCCTTTGATCTAAGTCTCTATTCATTTTAGACTTGATAAAAGTATTTCTAGTTTTAGCCATATTTAATGTTTAATCCATTTAGATTTACCTCTCATTACTTGAGTAAATTCTTCAAGTTTAATATTACTTAATCTTATTTTTGCATTTCTCAATTGTGCTCTTCTTTCTTTTTTATATCTTTGAACAATGTATTCTTGGACATTAGATCTTCCAGCTAATATAGAATAAGCTATATGCATATATAACGCTTCCTCGGCCATCTTAGGTATCTTAGAATCCATATCGTAAGCTAAACCATCTGATATATATTCTAATATTATTAATTTACCAGCTAATCCACTAGAAAAACTAAACTTACCTTCTCTTTCGTTTATAGTAAACCAACCATTTTTTTGAGATACTTCAGGTTCTAAACCATATCTTTGTCCATAAGCCATTTTCCACCAATTCCAATCATAAACATTAGCTTGATCAAGTATTTCATTTGTTAATTGGCCTGTTATATTTAAGTTGTCGTTATTAGCCCATCTTTCATTAGTTAATGACTGAGCAGCTTGTAAGTTTGCTTCAAAGTTATCTTGTATAGGAACTCCAGCAGCATCTTGTATTGGAGTAGTTTTTGGGTTACTAGTTAGTGTAGTAGGATATATTATATGTTTAACACCACTGCTATCTACCCATGACATTTGAACATAATTAACATAATCTTGAGGTATTATAACAGATAAACTTGGTGGTATATTTAATTCTTGTGATTTAACACTTTTTAACGTATCATAAGAAAACTCTTGTAAACCTCTTTTAGCATGAAATACAATATCAGATCTTTTACATCTAGGTATCAATTTATCCATACCAACATAAGCAACCATAAAATTGTTTACAATATCAATTAAGCTTGTATAAGCATAATTGCCATAGTTTTCCCATATAGTAGGTGTTATTAATTCAACTAATACGCTTGTGCTGGGTAGTATAGATACATTACCTGTTGTAAGAACTTTTATATCAAAAGTTTTAGGTGTTGGAACAGTATAATTTGAAACATCAAGAACTACACCATCTATTCTTATATTAAAATTATTATTAGTGGTAGAAGTTCTACCAATTAAATCTTGATTTAAAGTTGTTGTAAAAAGTGCATTACCAACTGGTTGAGAATTGCTCAAAGTAAGAGTGGCAGTACCAGAAAAAACAACATTATCTCCAGCTATTGATAGTACATCTCCAAACTTATAACCAGATCCTCCAGTTACTATTTTTATAAAAGAAGTCGCAGCATTATATCTAAAAAATCCTGTAGCTCCTGTACCGCTACCGCCGGTAAGAGAAACAGTGGCAGTATCTCCAAATGCTACTAATGTTGGATTACCTCCGTAACTTGTGTCAGTATAATCAACTCTAAAACTTATACTAGCGTCAGTTCCAAATAAGGCTTGTTGACCAGAGTAGTATTCAGCGTTTGTTTGTTTTATTAGTCCCATTTATTATCTTTTTGAATTTACTTCGTCTTGTGCTAGTTCTTGAGAAACTGCTTGTATTATTTGAGGATCTCTTATTATTACTCCAGCATATTTTAATACTTCTAAAATAACCTCAGTCTGCATAGAATCACTTATCTCAAAATTAGTAGAACCAAATGTACTACCTCCATTAAAGTTAGCTTGTGCTAAAGTACAAACAGCATTGACACTATCCGTGCCTCCCGATGGGGTTGATGTAAATGGTTGACTTGAATTTAATGCTTCAAAAGTTATTTTGTCTCCAACGGTATATCCAGTTCCAGGATTGCTAATAGTTAATCCTTCTATACCACTACTAAAGCCTATGTTAAGAAAAATTTCTAAACCTGTAGCATTAGGATTTAAAGTAGTTATAGTTACAGCTGGATCTGCAGGATCTCCTGGCTTCACTATTAATTGTTGCTGTATACCATTTGTTAAGTTAGGATTTATACTATTTAATAAATTACCACTACTATTAAGAGAAGTTGGATTAAAAACAGTAGGATCATAAACAAATTGATTTAAAGACCCAGTTGAATAACCCCATCTAGCTAGTTTAGGTTTTCTTATATAATTAAACTCAACGTCTTGATTAGAAAAAGAAGAAAGCGCTGGGTATACTGTTAATTGATCTTGCTGATATGTAGCTATAGGAAAGTTTAAGGAAGGTTGTAATAGAGGAGAAAGTGTTTGTTCTTTATAGTCTCTTTTACTCATTATAGATATTTCTGGAGCTCCATTTGCTTTTGTGTAAAAAGCGCTCCCAAATCTATACAAATCTGATGGTTGATCATAAACATTAGAGGTTGGTGGAGTGGTGTTATCTGAAAACTCTGTTTTTTCAAACACTTGAAACTCTTCTCTTGTATGATCCATTCTAGATGCAAATTCAACATCTGTTTTTGGCATACGTATATATTGGTTGTAATCTTCAAAAAACTTTTCAAAGATTTGTAACTGAACTTGATTAGCTATATTATTAAACTCGTAAGGTGTTAAATAACCTCTTTGTTCTTTATTTAATATGGTTAATACAGTGGTATATACCGTGTTTACGTTTATTGCCATTTTAATATTTTTAAAAAAAAAGGGTGGCGATAAAACCACCCTTATTTATAATCACTTGTTATTTAAGTTTTTTATCTATAGATTTATAGACTTCAACACCTTCGTCTGTTTTAAACCACGAAGCCATAGCTGAATACGGGTTTTCATCAAATGGTACTGTCATTAGCTTACGCCCATTAGCAGTCCATTTAACCGTTCTTTGATCAGAATCTAATTTTATTATATTAGCTTCCACTGCTTTAATTGCAAAATTTCTTAACTCTACATTTTCATCTTCAGCTAAACTAATAAATAAAGATGGATTTTGCTTCGCAAACAATAGCAAGTCTCTTTTTAATTCTTTAGAACTCATTGAATTTACAGTAGAACCTTTTTCAACTCTCAATATAGCTTCAGCTTTATCTACTTCCATTTCATAAGCCATATTTAATGCCGCTATTTCTAGTTCCATAAAGTCGAATTGATCTTCAGCTTCCACAACTTTGTCAAATTCTTTAAATATAACACCGTTGTGAGGGTGTTTTATTAAAAATTCTTGTAAACTTCTTTTTTCTTTGGGAACAGTTAAATGTCCTTTTTCAAAAACTATATGTTTTAAAGTTACAGATCCTTTTTGTTCATCAACAAAAACACTGTTATGATTAGAGGCATATCTCAGTTCTCTTTCGTAACCCATTTCTTTGTCAAACCAAACTAAAGGATATCTAGCTGAATGCCTACTTGGCAATGTGTATGTTAAAGGTTGTTTATTACCTTTTAAATAATAATTTCTATCTTTATATTCCCAAGTATTTTTAACTTCGGAACTTTTCTTTTCTTTTGTTTCCATAATATAATATAATATAATAATTAAAAAAAGATCCTGCCTAAGCAGGACCTTGTGTTTTAGTTTAAGATAAAACTACAGAGATGCACTCAGCACCATTTGTAAATCTAACTTCTGGCTGTGAATTTTCAGCACTAGCCGCTTTTAATACTGCGTCAGCAACATCGGCTTGTAAAGCCCATTTATCTGTTGCAGGCACGTCGTCCATTGTGATTGTGTACTTAGCAACTTTATCAGCTCCAGTACCTGTAACATTGCTTTGCTTTAGTTCAACTATTACTTCAGTATTAGTTGATCCTTTTACTACAGTTCCTAAGTTATCTATAGGAAGTAAAGCATAATCATTAGTTGAAGATCCTTCAACGACTATTAGATCAGCATCAGTAACTTTAAATGTTACTGGCTCTGTCCACGAAGCTTGATTAGCTGTACCAGTAAAAGCCGCGATACTTATAACATCGCCTACTTTGTATCCTTCTCCTATAGCAGAACAAGTTAAAGTTAGGTCAGTTACAACCGCGCTAGCACCAGCTACACCACTTAAAGCTGAAAATGTAGCACTTGTTCCACCAATTGGCACAACAGTAGTAGCTAAAGCACCTGTAGTTGCAGGGGTAGTTCCACCACCTACAGTACCACCACCAGTTAGTCTACTACCAGCAATAGTTATACTTGTGTTTCTAAATGACCTAGGAGGATTAACTCCCAAAGGTATTTTTATATAATTACTCATAATTTATTAATTTAAACTGGGGCTTCAGCCTTAATCTGAATATCCACAACTTGAAAATCCTCAATATCAGAGATTGTAGCATCTCTAGCGCCTATCAATGCAAACTCAGGTGTTGAGCTTGGGTTTTGATTAGCACTTTTAATTAAATCTTTAAGATTTTCTATATCTTGATCAGTTACTACAGCTGTAGTACCTCTCGTATAGTCTATAGATGCTCTTAAAAACTTACCACTTTGTGGTGCAGTTCCATCCGTAACAGCAGCAGGAGTAGAATAATGTACATGGATAATATCAAAAATACTACCACTAGTAGCAGCTTTATCCACTGAATATACATCTTCAACATTGAGACAAGTAAATCTTGGGTAAAGATCTGTCGGTCCCGAATTGTATATCGGGAGTTTGATCATATTTGGCATAATTTTTATTATTTAAAGATTAATAAAGTGAAGAGCCGAAGCTCTCCACATTATATAATTATTAAGCTCCTTTAAACAATACAAAATTGTTTGCAGCTTGTGTTACTAAACATCTTTCAGATAAGAAACTTACAGTCATCGCATCTAAAGTGTCAGTGTAAGCACCACCTACTGAACCAGTAATCCAAGATTTCATTCTTCGATCTTCAGTTTCAGAAGCTCTATATCTTACGTGTAAGAATGGACGTCTAATATTAGATCCTAACATCTGATCGTATACTGTAGTTGTTCCAGCAGGAACCATTACACCATCGATTTCTTTAGATAATCCTCTAGTAGAAGCATCATTTAAGTATTTCCAATCAGTCTTGTAGAAGTCATAAGAACCTCTTCTGAATCCTGAAAATCCAAAGTTTAATGCCATGTCACCATCATTGTCAAAAAGACCATAAGAAGCAGCTTGAGTAGAAGCAAATCCACCGTTAACAGCAGCAATCATGTCATCAAAATCAAGAGCAGTAGCTCTAGATAAGAATAACATATTCTCTTCAATAGCACCTTGCTTGTCTAAGTTTTTAAGGATTTCATCGAAATCACCTAAAGCACCTGAACCAGGAGCAGCAGCTCCAGCAAAACCAGAATATATATTACCTCTTGTTTCAATAGCGTTAAATAAACCTTGTGTACCCTTAACATTAGTTGCTATAGCAGCATTAGCTGGTCCACCAAAGTCATAAGTAACACCTGAATCTACTATATTGTTAGGATCCATATACTCACCTTCAACCATCGCCATTTCAAGATAATCTTCAAAACGTAATCTTGTTTCAGACTCAGCTTTTAAGTACCATAAGTACCCAGATTGTCCATCTTCAGTAGCAACTTCAACCCAACCAATTTGAGCAGCGTCAGAACCGTTGATTTGGTAATTGTCCTTTATAATAAGTGGTGAATTGTTGTATTGAGTAAAACTCGGCTCAATAGATTTTTGCATTCCTATAGTACCTTTTCCAAAATCAGCACCATAAACGAACAAATTAACAGCATCATCTCCTGTAAGACCAGCAGTAGCTAGTGGAGTTCCACTTTGATCACCATAAACAGATATTTCAACTACATTAGGTAAAGTAACGTTTTGAACTAAACCTTTTGCAGTTTTTAATCCAGTTGCTCTATCAGAAATAAGAATAGTTTGACCTTCTCTTATAGCGACGTTAGTTACACCTACACCAGTCATATCTACTGTTATAGTAGCATTAGCTTGTCCAGTTCCTGTATCAGTACCAGTTGCTTTATCATAAGCAATATGTAGTCTATTTTGTTCAGACCAAATAACTTGATCAGATGTCATAGGCATTTCAGCTCCTACCATTCTCAAGAAACCACCTAAAGTTCGGTTTCCGTATCTTTCTACTTCTGCTTCGTAAAGCTCAGGTAGATATTGTTGTGCGAAGTTCCCACCAGCAGCATCATCAAAAGACAAATAATTGTCTGACAACGTCATTCTTTTTTGTGCAGGAACTAAACTTGCGGGAAAACTCCCACCAGATAAACTCATAATTTTTATTTTTAGTTATTGTTATTTTTTACTTTTAAATTTCAACTTAGAACTATCAACACCATTCACTGCTTTTACTTTTAATCCTCCAATAAACATATCACCTCCAGAAGTTACTCTTGGATCTTGATTTATATTTTTAGATTTGGCAACTACATCTTTAACAGCATCGGCTTTACCTTGCTCATAAAAATGATTAGCTATAGTATCAACATTTTCAGCGGCATAAATAGCTTTGTGATAACCTACAGTATCAATAACTTCTCCCTCTTTGTTTAAGAACTTCCTAACAAACGTGTTTAAGTTTGACTGTTTTCTAGCAACTTCATCAATATTTGTAACATTATATCTAAAACTTTTTTCTCCTAAGTTAAATTCAAAACCTTTGAATTCGTTAGAAAAAGTTTCTTCAGTTGTTTGCATAAATTGTTTGTGTTGCGTTTGTGCTATTTTTTGTTCTTTGTTGTATCTATTGAAAAAATCCATAGCCTTTTGTTGTTCCTGAGTAACGCCCGGTCTCAACTTGATCTCGTCGTAATATTTACTCTTGGTTTCTTCCAAAAAGTTTTTGGCTTTTGCAATTTCTTCTTTAGCAGCAAGCTGCTTTTTTTTAACATCTCTTTCTTCTTCTACTTCTTCATCGTAGCCAAAGTTATCTTCTATTAAAAAATCAATTTCATCATTATTTAAATGAGGTTTGCTAGATTTATAGTATTCTTTTAGTAAATGTTCTGGAGTAGCATCAGAATAGTCAGCGTTTAATCTAACATAATCTTCGATGTTTCCACCTGTTTCTTCCATAAACGATACTAGTTTTTCTATATTTTCAGGCAAAGCTTTACCAGTAGTTTTTACATTTTCTACAGCTTCTTCTAGCTGTTCAGTAGTTTCTTTTACCTCTTTTTTTATTTCTTCTATAATAGGTGTTTCTACTTTTTCTTCTAAAGCAATTGTTTCTTCTACTACTTCTTTGGTATCTACCTCATTTTTATTTTCTTCAATAATAGCTTTACTATCATTTTCTGTTTCTACTTTAATTGTTTCTTCTGTTGGTTTATTGGTTAAATCGACTTTTAAAGCATCTTCTATTTTTTTATTAGCTAATTTTTTTGGCTTTTTAATTTTAATAGGTGCTTTTTTTTGATCTTGAATTGTTTCTGACATAATATAATATAATAATTAATAAAAATTTACTCAGGCATTAATTCTCCTGGGCTTTGTAAACTATTCACATCCATACTCGTTAAATCTTGTGGTGATTCAAAGTCTATAGGTAGTAAATCGTTTTTTCTTTGTGAAATCATTTCACTTTGTTGTGTCGCTTGAAGTTTTGTTCTATTATCTTTTCTATCTTCTATTTCTTTTTCTTTAGCTTTCTGAGTATCTAGTTCCATTTGCTTTAACTGCATATCAAACTGGTGTTTCATAGTTAGTATCTGTTGATCTAATTGAGACTTTTGCTGCATCTTATTAACATCAAACTGAGACTTAGCTTGTTCTATCCTTATTTCTGACTCGGCTAATGCTTGTTGTTTTTGCATTTCAGCTTGAGCTGCCATTTGACTAGCCTCTCCATTTGCCTTAGCTTGAGCTTGCATATTTTGCTGCTGCTTTATTTGATCTGTTTTCTCTTTTTTAACTTGCCTTTGTTTAAGCATCTGATTAGCTAGTTTTAAGTTATTTACATTTCTTAAATCTATAGCATCAGTAAGACTTATTTGATTAGTCTTTAAAGCTACTTGAATATTTTGCTCTAAAATTTGTTTTTCTTCCTCATCTGGTTCTAACTTTAAAAATATTCCAAAATCACTCATTGTTAATTTAGACAGCTCTTCTAAAGTTCCTACATTAAATCTTGATATACTGTTTTCTAAAGTTTCTTTAGTTAAAGGAAACATTAAAGAGTCAGACACTCTTAAACTAATGTTTTCACAGGTTCTAACTGTCATATACATCATAGCTTGCAATAAGTGCCTAGTCGCTACATTAGAGTTAGCAGCAGCTAGTTTTTGTAAACCTACTAAAGCATTTTTATCTGGATTACTGCCATCTCTAGCTTCGTTAAGTCCCGTAACATCTCTTATCATTTGTAGGTAGTATTGATAAGTTTGTATGAGTGACTGTATTTTAGCACCACCAGATCCGGTTTGTAACTCTTGTATAGGAACTTTACCTCTATTAGGATCACCATCTTGAGTTAAGCTTCTACCAACAATAGATCCAGTTTGAAAATACATGTTTAAAGCTTCAGCTGGATTATAGTTAGTTCCATTACCTAAGTCAACTTCTGCTAAACCATCCATATCCAAAAACACACCATCTGGAACTAGTCTAGATAATACTTGTTGAATTTTAAGATGAGTTAATTGAATCATATCAGCAAAGCCAGTTATTCTATTAACTAATGAATCTATGCGGCCTTTATACATTCTAGGAGCACATATAGTGTAATTAAGATGAGCTTTACTTGAATTAGAATAAGGTCTAGTCATATTTTCAGCTAAACCCCAATTAAGCATTAGTGGATGCCCAAGTATTTTAGCTCCAGAATAAATTGTTTCTATAGTTCTTGATATTTTTTTAAAATTATCACTTTCAGTCGGATTAAAAGTATCAGGTTTTTGCAAGGCTTTTTCTAAACCTGTTGCGGTTTGTTTTATTTTAAAAACTTGATCAGAGTAAGTTTTATATTCAAAATAAACAACTTGAACTGTTTGTGAATCACTTCTTCCACTCCAGTTTCTTAAATATTCTTGATTTCCAGGATACTTTTGTATTTGTATCATCTCTTCGTCAGTTAGATTTGGAAATTGCATTTTTAAATCTGCTAAAGAAATAGATTTAACTTCACCAACATAATAAATATCTTCAAAATTTGGATCTTCAGTATAAGAATATATTAATGCCGCTGGATCTACATAATCTATTGTTATGCCTTCAGCTTTGTTCCAACTTGTTTTAACTGCCCCTATACCTAATATAGTTAAATCTTCGCAAAATCTTTTCTTAACTAATTCGTATTTATTCTTGTTTAATATATCATTTATTACTTCTTCCTCAGCTATCTCTATAGATTGTTTGTAATCTAATTGTAAGTGTAATTGAACTTCGTCTTTATTTTCTAAACCTAATTCTTTTACCTTATCGTTAATGAGTTTTACACCTAGCTTTTGCTCTATACTCTTAGCAAGTTCTAGTTCTTGAACATCTCTCATTAAACTAGAAGCATATTCAGTTCTTTGTTTTACTGAAAATGGATCCATTGAAAAAGCGCTTATTTCGTAACCACGTTGAGACATTCCGTTTACAACTATATCTACAAATTTAGAAATAATAGGCACTGGTTTCCAATCTAAATTTAAATAAGATAAATCACCATTAATAGCTAGTTCATCTTTATATTTTTGAACAGGTTGTTCACCTCTTGCGTAAAGTCTAAGTGTATGATAGTTATTGTAATTAACAGCGTTTCCGCCTACACCAGCTCCACCTCTATAATTTCTAAACCATTCTCCTTCTATAGCTCTTCCAACAGCAAGTCCATATTCTAAAGTAGCTTTCTCTGCGTCAGGTACAACCTGACTTGGGAATGAACTATTATTATTATAAGAAATCTGATTCATTTATTTATTTTATTATTTTTGAAATTACCCCATCATTGTCATATCTTTTAATGCCTAGTTTGATAGGTTGGTATTTTTTCTCAGGATTTGGCCTATATCTATTCTTATTACAAGCCATTATAGCTAGTCCAGAACTTATAGTAGCATCAAATTTAGTTCTATTGTTTATATCAAACCTTCCCCAATCTTCTAATGTCTTTTGATGATACATATCACCATATCCGTTTTCTAATAACCCTACATAACTTTCTATATAAGATTCTACAGCAGCAGCATGTGCTTGTTTAATATCTTCGCTTGAATTAGGTATTCCACCTATTTCTTTTTCTGTTACAGATAGTTTATTCCAAATTTTATCAGGACGATTCATTGAAAAAGCTCTATAACCTCTACGTTTAAAATAATACAATAATCTAGGTTTGTTATTTTCACAAAGTATAGGCATGCCATAAAATATGCAAGCCATCAATACGTCTTCAAAAAATATCTCAGCTGTCTGAGGTCTAGCTATATATTCTAAAAAGAAATGATTAGGTGGAGCATCTTCCATAGAAAACTTAGTTAATCCGTGTAAAGCTCCATTAGATCCTTTTCCATCTACAGTTCCAGATATGTCATAACTATCACATCCAAATGCGCCTATATGTTCATTACCAGGAAATTTAAATCCATTTTTAACAAAAACTTTGTTTTGCAAATTTACAGGAGGAACCCAAGATATTTTAAATCTACCATCTTTATTAGGGTAAAATTCTACTTTAGTATCCTTAACTCCACCAATCCACTGGAAACTTCCTGTAGTTATAGATGAAATATTATTTATTTCCGCATTGTAATCTACTTGTTGGTATATTTTAGTTAGATTAAATAAACTATCTTTAGCTTCATCTCTAAAAGCGTGTTGCTCTGTTCTTGGAAACTGTCTATAATATTCATTTAAGCTATCAGGATCATTTTTTAAACCATCTACTTCATTTTCCCAGTGTTCAATAACTCCAGTTGTAATGTCGTAACCATCTGCTCCTTTGATTGTATTTTTTTCTCTAATGAAAACAGGTGATCCGTAAGTATCCATGAATCCTTCGTAGTTCCATTCCATAGGGATGAACATAGAATAGAGTCCAGAAGAAGTTTGTCCGTTTCTATTTCTTTTTGTAACGTCTGAAGAGTAATAGAGTTTTTTGAAGTTATTTCCACCTTTGTCTAATGCGTTTGAAGTTGAGCCCATCATACACTTACCTACGATTCTTGATCCTAACCTTAGTGTTGTTTTTGTAACTCTCCAGTTGTTTAATATATTGTCAGGTCTTTCCCATTTACCACTTTCATCATGAGCTAATAGTTTTAGCTTTTCACCATCGTAAGAGTTGTCACCTGTGTTTTTCCAATCAATAGTTGTATCAAGCCCGTCAAGCTCTCTCAATTGCTCATTACTCTCAAGCTTTCTTCTAGTAAGTTTTGAAGCCGGAACCCTATATGCCAATTCTGTTTTAGGACGATCCATACCGTCTTGGATCGGCTTGAAGAAAAACGGATAGTTAACGGATATTGGCACGACTTTATCTGTAAACATTTTTTTAGCATCTGATCCAGATTTAGATAATATACCGAATCTGGAGTCACTGGATATCGTCGCTTGATTAACAAGCTCTGCTGACGACATAAATGAAAATCCAGACCTTCTGTTTTTAAGGTAGCACATCCCGTAACATCTGTTATCTGCCTTGCATGCTTCCCAAAATATAAAGAATAATCTATTTGCTTCTCTAAAATCCGGTGCTCCAACGTCGATCTTTGACCATTGTAAGTACATGTAGTGAGTACCAGTAATATAAGTAGATAAACCTTTATTATAAAACCAATAGCCTTGTTCTCTTCTTGTAAATTCTTTATCGATATAATCATACCACTTTTCTTTAAATTCAGTGTCATGCTCTTCCCAGTCAAACCTAGATTTAATTCTACTTAATTCTTTTGGATATTCGGCTTTTTCCCAGTGCTGTTCCGCTTTTTCTTTGCTTCGTTTAAACGGTTCATTTGCTGCTGGTAAAGCAATCCTGAGATTTTGTATTTCAATGATTTGTCCAATTTGTCCAGTTTTACTTATTACTATAAAATCATAATCAGAGTTATAACCATACTCCCATTTTTTGAAACGATTTTGTTTCTTTAATATCTTAGGGTTAATTAAA